TAGAGGCAAATGAAGCATATAATGATAATTTGATAGTATTTAAGAGATGTTATTATGAATTACAAAGTAAAATGCTATAAAATTAGTAAAGATAGATCAAATTGCTTTAGATTGGTGAAGTCCATTTAGTTGACAGATAAAATTAAGAAGTTAAGCCTTATTATTTTAATCCAAATTCAATTCATAACATCAAAGTTGGTTTGTAAGAGAGATAGCTCAATTTGAATAGAATCAAACCTTAATAATAAGCCCTCAATGCTTTTGCAGATATTTTGAACCCAATTAAAATTACTATGACTGAAAAGGATACTATAACTTGGAAGGAATTCTTATAGAGTTAGAATCCAAACAGGAAAACAGTATATGAAATGGGGAGAGATAATTTGCTTACCAAGAAATTTAAAATGCCCACTTATCAAGCTTTTGCAAAATCAGAATAAACTTTATATAAACCAGAAGCTTTTTAATAAGGTGTTGATTAATAAAATTATAAGACCATGTAACCACCTAGAATAGTTTGCAGTCCAGTTTGTACTTCAGATGGTGTTGCAATTGGTCCAATAAACTTGGTTTACAGATAATTAGGAAACGCATTTGCAAGCAGTATAGGTGCTATGACTATAGGTCTAAATTTAGAATAAATATCAGAAAAAATTAGATAGACCGGTCATTAATATTCCATCAGTTCAGATTTTAAGTTCTTTGATGGTTCAATAAGCCCTTAATTGAAGTAAATAGTATTAGATAAGATAGCTAAAGTGTTTTTACAATATGGGCATTATTTTGATCTAGATCATACAGAGATTTATTAATTATTAAGAACTCAATTTAGATCAAAATAATAAGTTTAAATTGTTGTTAAAGATCATTAAACTAAAAAATAATAAGTGTTGTAAAAACTAGTTATAGATGGTACCACCAAATCAGGTGAAGCATGTACCACTTTGTTGAATACTTTAATTACATTCTGTGTGTATTTGCTAGTGTTTTAAGATTTGTAAATATAATATGATTACTAGACAAATACTGGTGAAGTGTTTTTGTTGGCAGCAGGAGATGATAGCTTTTTAAGCTCAAATAATTATGATTTGTTAGTCAGAATTAAATATGCTTTAAGTAATTATTGCTTTCCACATAACATAGATCCAAAACCAGAAAATTATGGGTTAGGTTTACAATTTAAGAATGATGAAAACTATTGGAAAATTTTTTAATAAGAAGGTAGATTTTTGTCAAAGATAGTATTATTAGGACCAAATGCAAGGATGCAAAGAGACTTCAGATTTTTATTTAAGAATTCAAGTGATAAGCCAAAGTTGAATAATATTGAAAACTAAAATATAGAAATAGCTAAGTATATCACTTTGCAATATCACTTCTTAGATGAAATGTATTTAGAACCTTATTTTAAAGCTATTTGCAAGTCCTAAAGATTATTGATGAAAAGTTCTTAAATTGATAAATTAAAAGGGGAATTAGAATAAGATTATAAGTGGAAATTTGAAAAATATGAACATAGCAGATTAAATTAAGATTAATATTTTAAGTATGTTCATTCTTATTTAGGTGAAAGGTTGTACTTATCAGCACTTTAGGTTAATAAAGATGTCCTATTTCATGATTATACTAAATTAGCAGGCCTTGGAGATTTTGTTAACCAAACAAATACTCAGGGAAACCACTTTATTAAATAACCTTACAATCATGGAAGGCGATAACAAAAATCCTAATGGTGCAAAAAGAGCTGCAAGAAAATAGAAAAAATAGGCGGCCTTTTAGAAATATAAAAAAGAAAAC